TTTGATTTGTGGAGAGGGTCAATGGTGTATAAATTTAAGCTTGTTAAAACAGAATTTCATTCTGGCAGATTAGCAGTTAGTTTTTCACCAAATGATAATGCAAATGGATCTCCTGTTGTTCACACTTTAGCTCAATCCGCTTTTCTCCATAGGCAAATTATTGATATTAGAGAATGTAATGAATTCACTTTCGTAGTTCCCTTTATTTCTTCAGCCCCATATAGAAATTCTGGTGAGTCTATTGGAAACTTTATAGTACACGTCTTGGATCCTCTTGTAGCTCCAGATACAGTTCCAAATACTATTCAGTTGATATTAGAAACTTGTATGGGTTCTGATGCTGAATTTGCAGTTCCACGTAAAAATACTATGGACTATGTTTATGGTATTGTTCCCCAGTCAGCTGGTATTGCTAACAATGAGACCAACGTTTGTGCTAATTATCGTGGTAATATAGGTAATGCTATAGTCCCTCCCGATGAATGTTCGAATTCCTTATTTTGTATTGGCGAACGTATTTCTTCTTTTAGAACTCTTATTAAGATGCCTAATCCTGTAACTTATAGAGCTGCACCTACTGCTGCGTTGTATTTTAATGTGCTTCCTTTTGCGATGAATTTCATTTATTATGATACAACTACTCCTGCTTATGTCGAGTCTATAGTTAGAGCTGATAATTATAACTTGATAGGGAGTATATATTTGTATTCACGAGGAGGTGTAAGATTGAAGTTTATTGATAATACTTCAGTCACCCAAGCTGAACCTTTCGTTGTGTATCTTTCCTCTAATGTTAATACTGGATCAGCTGCTCAATTTGTTAATTTCTTTGCTCAAGATATTAATGGTTTAATAGCTGTTAATACTGAAACGCGAGATGGTCTTCCTAGTATGTATTATAAAGCTGGATATTCGGGAGAAGTTCAAATTCCATCATATAATCGATATCATAGTCGTTTAATTTCTGATGTAATTACGAATTCCTCTGCTAGTACTTATAACACTGCTAATTCTTCAACAGCCCCTGATATAGGTTTAACAAGATCTACTGTTCCTCCTGTTGCAAATCTTTGTGGTTTACTTCGATCAGCCTCTGATGATGCCAATTTTGGTTTCTTCTTAGCTGTTCCTCCAATTTCTGGTTTTTAAATAAACCACTGGTTTTCTTACAACCAGTTTTATTTGTAAGACGTTTAGATGTTCGTTAAAACACTCTCTTGATATGTGAGAACATACATATTAAATTGATCTTTTAGAGTTGGCCGTTTACGGTTTCTGTCAACTTGACTCTTTCTATCCCTCCGTTGAAATATGGGAGATTGAGACTTACCTAGATTATCACCCCTAGGTAGGGTCCACCATGCGTGTTGCCATTATGGTTGCATGAGCGATATTATTCCACACGCGTGTGGGACTACATTGTTCTTAGTGTAACTTAGCAGCAGCCCTTTTAAATTGGGGTAATGCTATTCCGTGACTTAGGTACTTGTGCCTCGTTATAGAAAATTTTCAAAGCC